TTAAAATTAAAGTCAAACCTTGTTGTTAGATCTGATTCTGTTGAAAATTTTGGAGACAATGTATTGCTTGATGCATAAAATACAAGGTCTGATGTTACAACATTAGTTGTTCCAGAAGCATCTGCATATTTTATAGATGACTGATTTACAGCTTTATTTGATACTACCCTGTTTAGATTATTCATCTCATTAACGATAGTAAGAATATATGATAAATCTAGTGGTTGACCTCTATCTGGTAATGCTATTTCTGCCATTTTTTCTCCTTATTAATTATATCAGGTAAGTGACTGTACCTTTGTATCAAATATTTTAAATAAAATCATTAAATCTTCAAGGTACGTTGTAACTCTTTGATTATATTGTGACTCTGTTTCATTAGAAAGTCTTTTTGGAATATTATGAGTAGCTACCGTTCCAACCACTCTAACTGATGCTGATCCCTGTGGAATAACAATTGTTGTAGTATCTGAGTTCACTCTATCATGATATTCAAAATTTGACATTACTGACCCTGATCCCCATTGAATAAAAACATCAGTATCATGTCTCTTAAAATCTTGTGTATGATTATGTTGTATAGATGCAGAAGACATTGATGCACTTGTATAATAATTATATATTGATGGAGTATCCCAAGATACGTCAACAGTATTACTTCCAATAATCATAGTTACATCTGACTCTAGTGGTCTATACTGACCAATACTTTTTATAATAAATAAATTTGACCATGCTGATATTCTATTTCTATCATCTGATACTATTCTAAACTGTATAGCATGATCACCATTTAAATTTGGTGCTGGTAATTTTTCTACTGGTATTGTAATTTTAGCCACTTGATACCCCAAGACCAAATCTATACTCTATATAGCTTATAGAGTTTTCTCTTTTTAATACTGGATATTCGTCTGGGGTTTCAATATACTCTGCTGCAACAAGTCCATATAATGGGTTTACTGTTGAAATATTTTCTATCTTCATAGCATCTAGTGATATAAAGTAGTCTTCTGGATTTGCATCAATAACAGAACTATATATTCTTACAGTATTTATATTGCTCCAAGAAAAGTTTGGATCTGATGAAAAGTCAGATATATTTACTGTTGCTACATTATATCTTCCAGAGTTTATTGTTGAATATGGAACACTAACTCCAGCACTAGCACTTGGACTACCAGGAATATTATTAATAAAGTTTATTACAAATCTTACACCACCACTTGGTGCTGAATTTTCATTTATATCTCTACTTAAAACTGAAAATGCTAATTTAATTTCATCAGTTGGTAGATTATTTCCCATATTAATATTTAAAGCACTATTTTCAACATAGTATGACGATGCACTATAGTTAAAGTTTGAATCTATACTTGCAGTATTTCCAAATACTAAAAGAGACTTAGACAAATATCTTGGCTGCTCATTTCTATCTTTTCTATTTGAAAACTCAAAAGCTGGTGAGTCACTATTTACAAATGAAAACTTTTCTAAGTTAATTAATGCCTCATTTATATCTCCATTTGTATTAATTGGAATATCTCCATTTGGAGAGGCTATTGGAACAACTGATGCTGAACCAAATCTGCTATAAACCCAAGTTTCAGAATTTGTAAAGGTTGATATAATTTTACTATCATATCTTTCTGCTAAAGCATTAGATTCTGCAGGATATAGTCCTATTTCTGTTATTTGAATTCTTTGATCAGTTGGTAGTTGTGCTTTAAAAACTATTTTTTCTACATCATTTTCTCTAATTAAGCCTTTTGATAAAATTGGAACCCTTGTTACCTCAAAGTTTAAAGATTTTGCATTTTCTAAAAATGTCACAGATGAGGATTGTGATATAGCATTTCCACCAACGCCAACTGCAATATGACTAGCAAATTCAGGAGCCTGGTTTAGCAAATATTTTGCAATAATATTTTTTCCAGTATTTGTAATCATTCTTTTATCACCTCATATATTGTACCATTTTGGTCAATTTGTACTTGAACAAACTCATCATCTAGCATATTATCAAATTCTATAACTAAATCTCCATTAGATTCAATATAAATAGTTCCCTTTTTAACTACCTTTAGTTCATTATTTTCATCTAAATAAGAATATGTGGTATTTAAGTTATTTCTTTCTATATAGTCGTCCCCTGGAATTTTTGAGTTAATGTCAATAGCAAAAACTCCATCCATTGGAGAAAATTTATCCATAATAGTGAGTTGCTTAGTAGAATTATATCTTCTTCTAATATCAGAAAGGTTTGATATTATTGAGTATTGTTGGTCAACTCCATCTACAGTGTTTGATGTTAATATTTGAGATAATTCTACTGCAGAAAATTGCTCAAATAAAAGTCTAGTTATTGTTTCAGCACTTTCTTGTGGAACTAATGATGCCAAATTTGTAACATCTCTTGATGGATTTTTAACAACGCCTAAATCTTTTGCAGCCAATGTTGGTGGTGGAGATGGGGGTGGTGGCATTGGTGATGTTGGTGGAGGTGAAGTTGGTGATGGCGGTGCAGGTGGAATTGTAGGTGAAGGAGATCTAGGTGGGGAAGGTGGAGATGGTACTCTTGGAGGAGATGTCACAGTTGGAGGTGGAATTCTTCCCTCTCTTTGATTTGGTGTTTCTGGCAATGCTGGATTTTGCCACTCTCTTCTATTTGATGGTGGAGGAGGTGGTGGTGTATTTGACCATTCTCTTCTATTTGTTGACACTTTAAACCTCCAATAACCTTAGTTGACTTTTAATATTTGAAAAAGATCTTTCGTAGTATGAAGAGATAACTACAAATCTTTTATCTTTATCTACTAATTTTACACCCTCAGGCAAATCAAAATCAACTTTAACTATATCTCCAAGCTGGATATGTGGAACGGCAAAAGCATCAACGTCAATAATTTTTCTTGGTTTAATAGTTTTATTAATCATCCATCCCATTAAATCTCTTGCAGCATCTTCATTTTGTATGTATGCTGAATCAAGAGAAAATGAGTTTTTGCCATATATTGATCTACTATTTTTAATATCTTCATACACTCTTTCTGCCCTTTCTGGTGATCTAATAATATTATTTGATACAAAAGGGTCTGACATATTTGATATTTCTTTAAAGTAATCATCTACTGTAAGAACATTAGATATATTTTGTGTAAAAGTTATTCCTTGAATTATTAGCCTATTTGCAGAACTTTCACTTAAATCAATAGCTTTATCTGTTGAGTTAAATATTAAAAATTCTGCACCATAAGAACCAGCAAGGAATCCTGAAACTACATATGTTTTTTCAGAACTAAATGATGGAACTAACTGTGCAATTAATGCTGGATATGCTTGATCATATTTAATATTAAAGTAGGCACACTCTCTAAATATAGTTCCAAATTCCTCAAAGAATATATCATAACCTGGAGGTTTTTCAGAACTTATTGAAGATAAATATGTTGACTGAATTATTCCAGACATTGCATACTTTCTTAATGAATCAGATATTGAAATTTTATTATTTGCTAGTGTTGACAATATACTATTTTGAGAACTTCCCTGAGAATTTTGTGTATTTACTGCAGTAACAGCCTGTGTTTGAAATGCCTTATTTTTTAATGCATAAATATTTTCAAACATACATCTAGATGAAGACCTAACAAATAAACATGTAGTAAAACTTGTTTGTGTACTAATTGATGGTAATGCATCATTATCTACTACAGTTGCTACAAGAGAATTATTTATATATAAATAAAACTTATATGTTGTAGGAGTAATTTTTTCTGACTCTATTGCTAAATCATATACACTTGGATTAGCTTCTGTTCCAAGTCTATCCATTCCAACAAAATTTGCATTATCAACTAGAATTCTTGCAGTTGTTCCCCATAATTTTACTGGAACTGCTATATTAGTTTTACCACTTTCTTGATTTAACTTACTCTTATTTAATACTTTATAAAATATAACATTATGAAGAACTTCATTTTCTCTAGAAAAATTTGAAGAAACACTTGCACTGTTGCCAAATGATGACAAAATATCTTTATTTAAAGCTGCTATTTCAAAATAATATCCAGAGTTTGTATTTTTATCAATCATGTATCCAATACCACCAGATGCACCAGGTAGTTCAGATGATTGACCATATGCATTAGTTGTTGAAAAGTATGGGGTTGATCCTAGAGGACTTTGATTTTTATCATCTAACTTATTTCCAACAATTCTTATTCTTGTTCCAACATGCTTATAATCACTTGAAAAGTCTTTATAAACATATGTTAAAACATCTCTTGGACTTGTTGACTTTAATTCAATTGGTGGACTTGTAAATATTTTTGGACCAGAGAGGATTAGTGCTGATGATTGCATTGTAGCCTCTGTTTGATTAGGAACAGAAATATTGTTTTCTGACCTTACAGATTTTCTCATAAAGTTAGCAATTTTATCTACAACCTCAGACCTTCCTTTTGAAATCTCATCATTGCCAATAGCAATATTTAAGCTTTCTCCAAGTAGTGGATATTGTATTAACTCTGTTGGGGTTGTGCTAAATAAATATTGAGAATCCATTCTAAAAGATTTTCTATTATCTATACTCTTCCAATAATCTTTTAAACCAGCACTGTGATATACAGGAGTTGTGCCAAACTGACCTCTTCCATGTGTTTTAACTGGACCATTTTTATAAGTTACACCGATTTCTAATTCTGGAATATCACTATTTTGTAACTCTTCATAAAATGGTTCAACAAATATTCTTATTCTTCCAGTTAGCCACATACTTCCATTAAATGGTAGTTTTGAAAAATATTTTTGATATTCATTATTGTTTGTAATCCAAACATTTCCTACTCCAGAAACTGCATATTCTTGTGCATCATATCTGATAATTTCTCCATTTGCATATAAATAACCCTGAAATCTTGGTAGCCAATATGCAGTGTCTGCACCAATATCAATTATATTTTCTTGTATTTCATTATTTTCTACATAAGGAATAGTATCTGATAAATCTGTATTCAATGTTACTGCACCAAGGGCAAATCCAGATCTTCCAGTTGCTTGATTTATTGTTCTAATACTTTCTTGATCTCCAGCCTCCCATAAAATTGAAGACTTATACCCATATGTTCTATCTCTTAAATCTAATTGTGCCTGTTCTAACTTTGTTACTTCTCTCTGAATATATCTTGTTGTATAGTTTATTTGACCATCATTAATAATTTTTGTTTCAGAGTTTGTAATTCCCTCTATATTTGGAACCTTATTTCCAGTCTTTTGTCCATATAAGGTTATTAATCTTTCAGAAATAGCTTCATCATCATCTCTAACAGTATAATCAGGCATTAAATATTCTTTTGGCATTATTACAAAATTATTATACTCATCAAAAAACATTGCAGTCTGTGTTGATTGAGCTAGTCTTTGTAAAACTTCTGCTACAGATGCATCTGGCTCAACAAAGAAGAATGGTATAACTGGATCATTAGCAGAAGATATTCCTTTAAATATATAGTTACTAAAACCAATATTATCTAACATTGTTGCAACAGCCATTGTTAATGTACAATTTTGAATAAATAGTGAAGTCGCTGTTGCTGACTCAAGTCTAAATAGTGCATCTCTTAAAGATATAGAAATATCATTTAGCCCACTTGTTGCAGATATTGAATTTTCTGAATACATACTTTTTAGTGGAATAAATTTATCATATCCATTTACATCAAGAACTGCTTCATAGAAGTCAAATCTTATTTGTGGTCTTAAATTATTTGAAATAATACTTCCAGTATTGTTATCTTTATTAAATTCATTTAATTCAGTGAAGGCTCCATTATGATTTGATATACTAACATTTCCAGTAGAGGCAACAATACCACCAACTGGAAGAGCATAATCCGTTGCAGATATATCTTTTTTAATCTTATAATCAACAACATGCTCTGTAATATCTACCTTTAGTCTAGGAGATAATTCAATTAAGTCAAATGTTTTATTTGGGGCAGTCATTGTCTCAACAACAACTCTTAATCCTTTTATAAATGCAAACTCTCTATATGTTTTTTGTCCATCACTAAAAAAGTATTTTGGATCTACAAGATCTTTTACAAGACCTATTCTTTTTGTATCATCGTCTTCTAATAAAGAAAAACCATACTGAGCATCATAAATGTCCCAGTCATTCTCAGAAGTATTCCATATATATAATTCTCCAGAGCTTGATTCTGATGAATTTAATATATATGCCTGTCCATTTATAACATTTAGTGGTAGTTGAACAGAAGAGCTTATATAGTCAATAAAATTAAAATTATCCCTATATTGTTCAGGTATTTTTATTCCATATGATAACTCTACATAGCCATCCCAATTTACAATAGGATCTCCATTTCTTTTTACTGATGATTCATTAAATGATATTGCATCTGTCCAATTGTTTGATGAATCAAGATATTGTATTTTCCATCTTTTTGGTATAGTAGAGTTAGATAAATCTGTTAGAGGATCTGCTATTAATGAATTCTCTACTCTAATTAATCCACTGTTAAGTGGTTGTCTATCTATTCCTACTGCTGAACTATCTCCTAAATTTGTTTGCATTTTAACAACAATTCTATTTGCAGCAACCTCTTCTTTGTATACTACAAATGGTGCAACATCTTTTATTTGATATCCAATACTTGGGGCAGTTGAAAATGGTAATGAAATTCCAACTTCAACACCATTATCTTTTCTATATGATGTCCAGTATTTAAATTGATCTTTGCGAGAAGAAAAATAATATCTTGGTCTTCTTGCTGATCTAATGCTATCTACATATTTTCCATTAAAGAATAATATTTTATTAATACCAGATCTTGGTCTAAATGGATTTAAACAATCTTTTAATGAATAATATAATTGCATTTCTTCTTGATTTGTTAAAAACTGTAATGGTTCATTTGGATCAGATGTTCTATATTCAGAAATATATTTTGATTCTAGTGCACCAGTATATGTATTTGAAAAATCAAATGGATCATATGAAGGAAATGGTGTTCTATATTCTTCAAGATCGCTATCTTTTCTATATCTGTAGTTCCCATAATCTTGAATATTAGTCAAAATATTCTGATTCCATTCTGCAATTATAAGAGAGTCTAGTTTTATAGAATTATTTGTCTCTAAATGATTGATTAGATCTTCGTCTAAAAACATTAGACCTCCTCAAAAGCTACAGATACATTCCACAAATCATGTGAGGGATTATAATTATTTGCATCCTTTTTTGAAAGACTACTTCTTTTTACAATATTATAATCAAATGATGTAAAGAAAACTTCTAAAACTTCTGAATATTTTGTAAGTCTATTTCCAGAATATGATTCATCTGAATTAGATGATGGTTTATCATATGATAAAAACATATAAAATGATCCAGTATTTTCTTCATACCATCTTAATAGTTCTTCTCCACCTGCACCACCATCTACTGTATATTCTATTAAACTTAGATCAGTAGGGCTTCCATTGCTATTAAACTGAGCATACTCGCTATATGATCTTGATGGTAAAAGAGACCATGATGTTGATACAGATGTTTTATCTGCAATATAGTATGATCTCATATGACCGTTTGCCATTCTTTTTCTATTTTCAATTCTATTTTTAGCAATGGTAATATCAGATCTATTATGGTCAGAAAGTATTAAGAAGTCTTCTTTTTCTACCCCTGAAATTTGTGGAACACCATTAATTATTCCAGATGAGTTATTAGATAAAATAATAGCTTGTGGTCTTGTCCACTTTTTTCTGGAATTTAAATACTCACTAGTAACCATTAGTATCTAATACCTCTTAAGTTTCCTCTATTTACTTGCGAAAGCTTTGTTATAACAACATTTGCAATGTCATCTGGAGATGCATTTGTTCCAGCCACATTTACATTAATGCTATATGTATCATTATATACTATTCCAGTATTTTGTGAGACAGTAGATTGACTTACTCCAAAGTCAGATCTTGGAACTGAATATGAAGGTGCAGATAGCATTCCATTATTTAATGCATCTAAAAGTGGCATGTTTGCTTGAGCTACAGATTTTCTAACAACAAACTCTCCTGGTGTAAGCAATGCTGGAACTCTATCAACATTTCCTAGTCCTGGAACAATACTTCCAAAAGCCATCTTTAATGCTGGAGGTGGCTCATTTGATCCTTTATATGTTACACCACCAAAGGCATATTTTTTAATTTTTCCACCATACATAACTGTCTGAAGATTTTCACCATATGTTGAATTAAAGAATGCAACCATTTCATTATATCCCTGCTTAAAACTAGCAAGGTTTGTTCTATCTTCTGTACTTAATTTACTAAATACGCTCTTTCTTTGTAACTCTACAATTGCCTTTCTTTGTTCAAGCAGATATAACCTTGTTTCTACTTTTTCTCTTTCTCTAGAATTTGCAAGTCTTTGTCTTTCAAGATTATATAGTGCATCTTGCTGAGTTTGTATTATTTGATTTCTTTGATAAATTCTTTCTTCAATAGCATCTATTTGTTCCTGAATTTGCTGTCTTGTAAGTAATTGACCATTTATTTCAACCTTTAAATTCTTTAATGATTCTTCTCTATTTAATTCAAGTGCTGCCCTAGCATCTTCAATTTGATATGCAGCATTAGCATTTGCTATATCAGCAGCTTGTGAGGCTGCTGCAGAAATATTTCCAGAGGCAAGTGCTGTTGCCAAATCAATTCTTGACTGCTCTTGTTGTTTTATTCTATCATTAGCTTTACCAACTTCATCAAGTGCCTTTAGTCTGGTGTCATAAGATTTATTTATAGCATCTTCCTGCTTTGATAACTGATCTAATGCACGATTATTTTGGGCTATTGCTCTTTGATCTAATTCATTTTGTCTTTGCTGTAGATCAATTACATCCTGATATTTTGTTGCTTCCATAGTTAGTCTTTGATCTACTAAATCAAATCTGTTCATTAAAGAGTCTGTTAACTTTGATCCTCCACCAGCACCTCCACCAGTATAGGTATCACCCATGGCTGCTGCTAATTCATCTGCAACCTTTATCTGCTCTTTCATTGTTTTTATAATTTGATCTTGTGTCATTCCATACTGACCAACAAGTCTTCTATTTTCTACATCTCCACCAGCAGTTTGTGCAGCCAATGTTTTTGATTGTCCAAGGGTAATATACTGATCAATATATCTAATAAATACTGTTTTTTGAATATCTGACAAATTAGAAAGATCTGAATAAGATGCACCAAGTTTATCTAATACAATTTGTGCATTATCTGTTTCAAACTTTGCTTTCTTTTCAACATCTGATAGTTTTGAAAATTCTGTATAGTTATTATATAATCTTTCAATTCCTTCTGAAGATTGCTGCAATCCTTTTATGTCAACAGCAAGTTCAATTCCTTCAACTGATTTTAATGCATTAAGCTTTGTCATTGTGCTATCTATTTGTTCAGCACTAAGCCCCTGCATTTGAAAGTTTAGCAATATATCATTTTGTGTTGGAGTCCACTCTCCAGTAAGTATTTTGCCCCAAGAAGTATCTCCAATTTTTTCAAAATCAGATATTATTTGATCTACTGCCTCTTTACTATATGATCCACTATCCTCTAGCATTTTTCTTACTTGATTTTTTTGCTCATCTATTGCAGCAATTTGTGCACTATAAAATTGTCCAGTATCAAATGGATTAAAGTCTATCCAAGTCTTTTTTCCAGTACCGCCTTGAGCTCTAGCCTCTTCTGCCATCCTTACTAATTCTGCTTGACTATTAGCACCAAGAGCTTTTGCATTTGTGCTTAATGCAGACTGAGTAGATAGTTTTGACTCTGATATCTTTTTATTATATTCTTCCCAGCTTATTGCACCGTCTCTTAATGCTGCATTTAAATACTCAACTGTATTAAGTTGTGCTGACATAAGTGCATTATTTGACTTTGTAATTTCTTGAAGCTTATACTGTTGGGTAAAAGATCCATCAACAAGATTTGACCAAGCTTTTTGAAAAACATTCATATTATTATATTGAGTCTGTGCCTCTTTTTCTAATGCAGATATATCAACTACTGGGGATATTTCAGCTTGAATTTCTAAAATGTTTTTTGTAATATTTTCTCCATTTGGACCCATTAGTCTAGTAATATTTGCAGAAACATCAACAGCAATACTTTCATTTTTTAAAGCAGTACCAATTTCTACTGCTATTGCTCTTGCCTCATCTGTAGTTATTGCACCAGCAATTATAGCCTGTGAAAGTTGATTTGTTAAAGCTTGTGACGCACTCTTTCCTCTTGCTTCAACTAATGATATATCTTGAAGCATTTTTTTACCAGCATCTGTTTGTAAAAATTGATTTGAAACCTGTTGTGCCTGTTGTGTTATTTGAGTTCCACCTGCTGCAGATGCTGCTGAAACTAATGATGCTTGTGCTAAAGTTTGTCTACCAAATGCCTCTGCTATTGATCTTGTACTTTCAGCAGTTCCGTACATTGCTTCAGATAGTTTTGCACCTGCATTAACTGCCTCATTAACACTCTTATTTAATTTATACATACCAGCACCAACAAGGGTTACTCCTGCTGCTAGGGCTGCTAATGGAGCTGGAAGAGATGTTAATATTGGAAGCATACTTAGTGCTGTTCCAGCAGCCATTGATGTTTTTTGAATTGTTTGATTTGAAGAGAATTGTCCAACACCCATTAAGCCAAATCCAGCCATGGATGCCATCATTGACCCACTTCTTACCTTATTCCAAACTCCTCCACCCTCATTATATCCAGAAACCTGTCCATTATTTATTTGTTTTAACAAGTCTAAATTTTTTCTAGTTGCGTCTTTATTTACAACAAATTCTCCAGGGGTAAGCATAGCAGGAATAGTATCTTTATTTCCTGACCCTGGAACTATAGATCCAGAATTAAATTTTGGAAGATTTTCAATTCCAACAACATGTGAATACTGTGTTTTAGGTAGTGGTGGATAGTACTTTTCTGTTATATCTTTATATGCCCTTCCTTTATCTGAAGGTCTTATACCAGCTACTTGACCAGTGTCAAACCATTCGCTTCCATTCCATTCAAATATTTTTCCAGAGTCTTTATATAATACTTTATCTCCAGGCTCTAATTCTCTTACTGGTCCAGTATAATTTTTGCTACTAGTAAATTGAACCTTTTCACCCTTTCCTGGTAATTTTTGACCCTCTTTATATAATCCAGCTATAAATTTTTTACCTCTTTGCGATCCAGAAGTTACGCTTGGTTTTCTATATTCTGGTACTACAGTTGTTTCATGCCTAAATAAAGCATCAATATGCCTTTTGTCTAATTTTTTAATAGCATCTGTATGCAATTCATTTAAAGGTATAAATTTAACATCTGGATTTTTTTCAATTGCCTTTAATGCATCTTCACTATCTAATGTATCTATATATCTAATTTTTTGTGGTGCATACATTTTTTTTAGTTGCTGATGTTTTCTAAAAATTGCTTTTCTATATGCAAACTTATCAAAAATAGTTCCAGACTCTTGTGCATATGCATCTATTGTTGCTATGCTATCATTAGAAAGCATTCTTCTCACAAAACCATCGGTATCCTCTACACCAGTTTTTAATGATTGATTATCTGAGTTTGAAAATCTATAGACAAAATTGCTTTTTGTATTTCCAGATTTAACTGATGGTCCAGATTGATTAGAAACATTTCTAAAGGCATTTGCACTACGAAGTGAAGCTATTTGTTGTGCATCGCTCATTTCTTGAGCAATAACACTTGCACCTTGAGATGGAATCATTGGTCTAGCAACTGGTCTTGCCATACCTCTTCTTCCAAACATTGAGGCTAAAAGTCTTAAAACTCCTCCACCAAATAAGAAGTTTTGAACTCCATTTGCAGAAATATTATTTGATCCAGATGATCCATTTATTGCACTTAATAGTCCAAAGTTTTGTGACGCTGCTTTTTTGTTTACAACAAATTCTCCTGGTGTTAGCATTGCTGGAACTCTGTCTGTATTTCCTACTCCTGGAACCATACTTCCATTTGACATAAATATTGGTCCACCAGAATTTCTTCTTTGTACTCTAAATCCTGCACCACCAGTTCTAATTCCCTTAGCAGCACTAGCTGCTACACCAAATGCTGGTAATCCTGAAACATTAGCCTGTGTAGCTATCATTGATCTATAAGAATTTATCAATTTATCAATTCCAGCAGAAGCAAGTCCTGCAGAAGCTGCTTGTTCCATTAATGCAGCATTTACTGCATCTGTAGAAACTGCAAGTTGCTGAGCAGCCATAGCAGCATCAATTTCAGCAAGGCTTAAGTATTTTGAACTTTGTGTTAATGCTCTAATTGCACCAAGTGGACCACCAGTAATAAGACCTTTTGAAAATGCACCAAGACCTTGGAACATTTTTAATAGTGTTCCAGATAAGTTCATTAATAAACCTAATAGCATTGTTGCAGCAGGAATTACTATACCAACTATTGCTGTAGCTATTGCAATAAATTGTTTTTTACCATCTGATAATCCATTAAATTTTTCTATAATTCCTGTTAAGAAATTTATAATTGGAATAGCAGTTTTTGCAAATATTTCACCAATTGGAGCAATTGCTAATTTAAATCTTTCTACTGCTCCAGTTAACTGAACACCAATAGAGTTTTCAATTGCACTTAATTCTTTGTCAGCAGTTGCACCAAGCTGTTCTGTGGTATATCCCATAGTAGCAATTACTTGCTGTGCTTGTGATCCTTGTCTAGTAATATTATCAAATAGAGCACCAAGTTTTGCATATTGGAATTTTCCAAAAACTTGTTCTAGAGCCTGTTGTCTTGAAAATTGATCAAGTGCTGCTAGTGCATTTGAGAATGCAAGAACTGTGCCCATAAGGTCTCCCTTATTTGCCTTAATAATTGCATCTAAGTTTATTCCCATACCAGCTAACATTTGTGTTGCTTGTTTTGTTGGATTAATTAAAGATGCAAGACCAGACTTTAGTGCGTTTGCACCTTCTGCTGCATCAACTCCACCTTCTTGCATTGCTGCCAAAAATACAGATAAGTCTTTAACGTCTCCACCAAGACCCTGTACTACTGGTGCAACACGAGGTATTGCTGCTGCTAAGTCTTGTAAGGATACAACAGTTTGGTTTTCAACCATATTTAAAAAGTTAATTGTATCTGCAAGATCTTGACCAGATAATCTAAATGCAGACTGTAGTGATATAGTTGTTTCTAATGCTGAATTTTGATCCATCTGTCCAAGTGTTGCTAGTCTAGTTGCTTGAGCAACTGCATCAGTTAAATCAGCATTTTTTCTACCTGCTGCTGCAGCTTGAGCAGCAAGACCAATTGTATCCTTTGCTGCTATTCCATATTTTGTATATTCAGCAGCTAACCCTTTTACTGCTTCTAAATTTTGATTTAATTCTGTTGGAGTAGTAAATAAATCTCCATATACTTTTTTAAATGCAACAACTTGTTTTTCTAGTTCCATAAATGTTTTTCCAGCAGTTGTTCCAAAAATTGTTAATGGTACTGTAAAACCAACCATAAGCTGACGACCAGCCCACTGTACATTTTTACCAAAGTTTATAAGTTGAGTTGTTCCTTGTTTAAACATTGCAGAAAGTATTTGAGATCTTTCTGAAGCTATTGCTAATTCAGAAGAAAATGCTGCTAATGGTCTTATAGCAAGGGCATCTTGCATACCATTTGCTGCAGCAGATGTGGCAACAAATTGTGTTTGAAGCCTTCTAGCACGTTCTGCTGCAAGTGCCATAGTTTCTGCAGCAATAGCACTATCTTTATTAAATCTAGCACTAAAGAACTGTCCAAGGGTAACTCTGCCTTTAGACAATGTTTTATCTAATGTAGCTGCTGCTGTATTTAGCCTTATTGTTTCTGCAGTAAATGTGCCAGTTCTATTTATAGCATCTTGAAGTTCTTTTGCATATTCTCTTGCAAATGTGCCTTGAACTTTTGAGTTTTTATTAAGAGTTAAATTAAAGGCATTTATTTGAGCCTGTAAAGATTTTAATTCTGCAGAAAACTGTCCAGTATTAATCTCAACATCAATAATACCTTTTGCAATTTCTGCCATTAACTATTCACCTCTTTTTCTTCCTTTTTTAAGGATAAGGTAAATAGTTTTATTTGTTTTTGAAGTTTTTTTAACTCATAAAAAGATTTAGAGGTGCTTAAATTAATGACTTTACTTTCGTCTACCATCAATCAATCACCTCATAATCTAGACCTAATCCAATTCCAAAACCAGCTTTTTGTGCTGCCTTACCCTGTAGTGCCAGGATATCGTTTGGATTGGAAGTCTTTCCACCACTGAAGGCTCTAGCTTTAATCTCTTCCCACTTGTTAAGAGATGCTTCGCCACCACCCTCAATGTTTACACCCTGTAAGGATGCAAAGAATTTCTTATCTTGAAAATCTTGTTCATTCTTTTCTTCAAGAATGCTCAAGAGTTCTGGCATAGATAAGCTTTCCTCCATGTCTTCGTAATTCCTCCAGAATCCCAGAAGAAATACTTTAGATTCTATTTTGGCGAGATCTAGTTCGTTCCAGCTAGAGCCGCCGCTAGTGCGTTTGGGTCATTCAGTTTGATCCCTGCTGCAATTTCAACAACTTTATAAATTGTTGGTAGGTCTATAACATCTTCTAATTTTGCTTTTTCTGCTAGTTCTGGTTTATATTGTTTCATTGCAATTGTTGCACAATTTAATAACAAATCCATTGACTTAATATTATCTTCTGAAATCTTTGGATCTGAAATTTTTTCAAATTCCTTCATGAACTCTCTTAATAATGAGATCTTTAAAGGTCTCATAGTAACAGAAGTTCCATCTTGTAGTTCTATATCAACAACTTCATATACGCTAGTTGCCATTTATTCCTCCTATGAATATAAGATAATTATATCATAGTAGCCCCTTAAAAAACTAATCCCACCCCTTTATGGAGTGGGACAGTTTTATATTTAGTTATACTATTAACCTCTTACACGGTCAACAATCTTACCATATGAGCCGTTAGCTGCTGGTAGCAAACGGAATGAAACTTCGTACATAGAAGGTTCGTTACGCTTAGCTGAAACAGTAACATTGTCAATGGATAGAGCACGGTGTGCAACATACACACGTTCGGTTTGTTGAGCACCAACGTCATTTGGATCACCAGAACCTGGACCAACTGCAATGATTGCACGTTCCACAGGAACTTCACCAAGATCACCTGATACTAGGTCAAGTGTTACTTCACCTTCTGATCCTGTAAGGTTTGATGACTTAGTTGCAATTGCTACAACAAGGTTTTCAAGTGTTGCTTCAGCAAATGCTGTAACCATATTAACCTGCATACCTTGCTTGTATAATTTAGCAACGTCAAGTAGCTGGTCTACCTGAACTTCACCAAAGTCTGGCTGGAACTGTACCTCCAAACCATTCATTGTGTATCCAACGTTTCTCCAGTAATCTGCTGCATCAACAGTGTCTGAGAAAAGTGTTCCAGCTTGGAATGCTGGAATGCCTGATGCACTTGCTGATGGATTATTGAAGTAATAGTCGTCTCTGTCTGTATCAAATTCTAGTGCATAGTCAGCTACGAATAACTGTGCTGCACCGATAATAATTTGATTAGAATTACCACGAATAGCCATATTTTTATTTCACCTCTTTTTGGTCAAAAAATTATGGATGGCGTTTCCTAAATTAATTATACATTGGTTTTTTAGACATTTGGTCTTTCTTTGAATTGAGCCATATGATAATCATATCTAATAATTAAATCTCTTGTTGGATTATATTCCATAAAATTATCAACATCTGACTGTGTATCTGTAAATCCAGACTGATAGACATTAAAACAATGGAAATAATATTTATACATTTCTGGAGAATCTAGATATCCTGGCAGTGTTTTAGCAAATTCATTAATATCCCTGCCAGTTTCGTCTTCTCTGTCTAAAATTCTATAAATTAGGCTAGATAGGTCTATTGTAGTGGCGTATCTATCTCTTTCGCCATATGGTTTTCCAACACTTTCAGCATTTACAACTCCACCAACTATTGTATACCTCATCTGATCTGTTTTAATAGAATATAAAGAGTTTTTTGCTCCACGAACTCTAGTAAATTTATCAAATACAATATATGGTTTATCTGATTCAATCATTTCTGCAGGTACGTTTGTAGCTGGTGCAGGGAAAAATGGGATAATTTCAGAACCACCAGAAGTTGGTGCATACATATTATAAAATGATGGAGCATAAGTTTTAAATTGTTCCCAAACATATCTATTTATAATGTGTTCTGGATGGTATACCATTAATTACCTCCTGGTGCATTCATAATCCATGATAATGCAGCTTTTTTACCAGTTGATGACGCAGAGTTTCCTTTAACTGCTGTAGAAAAATATCTTTCATACTCTTTTGGATTTGAAAAATATTTATAAAAACCAATTGCTTTTAGGTGTACTTCAGTAAAATATTTTTGATAAAACTCATTAAATGCTCTAACAAAAGATCCTCTAACATCTGGACCACCAGGATTTGATATTACAATCGGTCCATGTCTAAAATATTCTTCTCCATCTATTTCAAAAAACAAAACATCTGCATCAACTTCATTAATTACTAAAGACTCTCCAGATTCCATTATATCTGCCTTATCATAAAATGCTACATCTGATGTTGGTGATGGTACTTGTGATTCTAAAAACTCTGCAGTTACTACAGCTGATTTATTATTAACATCTAGTCCAAGCTCAAAAAGTCTTCCAAATGGATCACCAACTTGTCCCCACTCATAAACATGGTGTAACATTCCAGGATGGGTTCTTGCCAAACTATCCAGCCAGTCATAGAAAGCCTCTACAGATTCTTCTCCAACTTTTTCATTTAATAATGCCTTGTTTTTACTTAATTCTGATACAAAAGCATCAGTATAGTTTACTGAATTTTTAAGCTTTTTAATTAAATCATCTGCATTTAGTCTTACCGTTATCATTCTAATCCTTCCCACTTTTGATTAGCTGATCTAGTTAGAAAAAGACTATACATCCCAATATTATGAAACATATCAAATCTAGGAACTATTGTTTTTATTTCATATTTTGTTTTAACTGTTTCTGCCTTTGTTTTTAAATTTTCTGTATTAATCCATGCTGGTTCGCCATTTGGATCTCTTAAATTTGTTACAGCAATAGCATTTATTGGATAATATTTATTATTTGTCATTTTTCTAACATCTTGATTTGTTCTAAGATGTATGTCTGAGTTATATGCTATTTTTCTATCTGTTACCTTTAGTTCTGCATTAAGTTCTCCACTAGTGGCAGAAATAGCAGAACATGAAATGCTTCTATCAAAAACCCATCTTTTCACTATATTTCCATACTGGGATTGTTCTTCTACTGCATAATAAATGTCAGCAGTCATTGGATATAGTAGTGTATCTAATGAATTATTAAAAAGCATTTATAACACCCCAACACGGATGTCATTCTTATACTTACCTAAAATTCTGTCAACAACTAAGTTTCCAGTAGATGAATTAAAGTTCTTTGCAAATTTAATCTTAAAGTCTTGATTATCAAATGACTCAATATACTTATTTAAATATTTCATATTATCGCTTGATAGGTCTATACAAAGAAGTTTTGCTGCATACTGAATATCTTGTGGAACAACTTTATATCCAAAGTCAGCATCAATAACATAATCATATCCGTCAGCAAATGATCTTCCAAGGTATCTATCTCTCCATACCTCTGCATATTCTGTTTTATTTTGGTCTGCTTCAACTGGAATAATAGAGGTTCCATCTATGCTAATTGTAAAATTGACCTCATTATTTTCAGCATTTGAATCAAATAATAACTTTCCATTTTCATAAACCTTATATAGATTTCCAATCTTTTCTCCAACAACTAGAAAATCTGATCCATTTCCTATAATTTCCTTTTGTTTTCTAATAAAGCCAAATCCACTAAAGACCTCTGAATCTATAATATATCTAGCAGTCATTTCCATTTCTTTTACTGCAGAATAGCTTTTTCCTAATTCTGTAGCAAGTTCTTGTAAGTTTGATATATATGGTCTAATTACATCAATATTGTCAATAGCTACCGTTTCATCTAAATAATTAAACAATGTTGCCACAAGGTGTCCATCATAATCAGCATATCTATGATCTAAATAAAATACAGCTTCGCCATTTGGATTTGCCTGTGCTGTAGATGTATAGTCTTGAAGTAGATCTAAGTCTGAATAGTGTAAGAAATATTCTGCTGAAGGAACTAGCCCTTTAAATACTACTTCTGGAGTTTGTCCATTAATTCTTAAAATTTCCATTATTTAGTGCTGAAAATTTCAGCTACCTCCTCTGGAGATGCAATTCTTAATTTTGGAAATTTTACTATCCAAAGATCTGCATCTTTTTTAGATACTATATTGTATCCTCTTGTTAGTCTTCCAAGTTCCTTGTCATTAACACTTGCATTTTCAACAAATAAAGCAACAAGTTCTTGTTTTTTACTACTCATATCATCTATATTATATCATTTATAAATAAGTAGAGGGGAGACGAATTAACGCCTCCCCTCAAGATATGCTTAAAAGCAATTAGTCTTGCATGTAAGCAACAGCATCAGTTTCTTCGATTTGTACACCGAAGCGTAGGAATACTGTATATTCTACAGTGTCCTTCTTTGGCTTGAACTCACGATGAACTGTTACATCTCTCTGGAAGCCCCAGATA